CTCCAGGCCGGCGGCTTCCTCCCGTTCCCGCGCCGCGTCCTCAGCCGCAGGCGCCGCGCGAGGCGCCGCGCGAGGCGCCTCTCTCGGCTCACGCTCGTGGCAGGCTGAGGCGTGGGCTGCCTACGACGAGGTCGGTGAGGAGAGGTTCCTGGCCTCGACCCTGGCCGGCCGCCTGAGCCAGGCGCGCCTCTACGTCCAGCACAAGCCAGCCACCGGCCCGCACTCGTCCCTCCGCGACGACGAGACCGACGCGACCGACACCGCCACCGGCCCCACCGCCGCCCTGGCCGAGGCGGTCCTGTCCGCGCTCGGCGCGTCTCAGCAGGACCTCGGCCAGATGCTCCAGCGCCTCGCGACGAACCTGTTCGTCGCCGGCGAGGGGTGGCTGGTCGGCGTGCCGCGCCACGTCATCGACGAGGTCTCCCCGTCCTCGGCCCCGGCGGTCACCGCCCCCTCGCCCGACCCCAGCCTCAGCGACCTTGTGTGGCGCGTGCTGGCGGTCACGGAGGTCTCCTCCGTCGGGGCCGACGGGCGCGCCGTGCGCCTGAACCTGGGCACCGACGGATCGGCGCCGGTCGAGGTCCCCTCGCAGGACGTCTACATGGTTCGCGTGTGGCGCCCGCACCCGGCCCGCTACTGGGAGGCGGACAGCCCGACGCGGGCCTGCCTGCCGATCCTGCGCGAGCTGATCGGGCTGACGCGACACATCAGCGCCCAGATCGACTCCCGCCTGGCCGGCGCCGGCATCCTGGTCGTGCCCTCCTCGGCCTCAGCGGCCCTGGCCGCGGACGCGTCCGACCAGAACGCCTACGGCGCGCCGGACCCGTTCGTGGCCGCCCTGATGGACTCGATGCTGCGGCCGATCGAGAACCGGGACGACGCGTCCGCCGTCGTGCCCCTCGTCGTGACCGTGCCGGATGAGGCGGCGGACAAGATGAGCCACCTCACGTTCTCCTCGGCCCTGGACGCCGGCGCCCGCGACCTGCGTGATGAGGCGATCCGCCGCCTGGCCCTGGCCCAGGACGCCCCGCCGGAGCTGCTGCTCGGCTCGGGTGCCATGAACCACTGGGGGGCGTGGCTCACCCGCGAGGACACGGTGACCACGCACATCGAGCCGGTCCTCGCCCTCATCTGCGACGCCCTGACCAGCCAGTACCTTCGCCCGGTCCTGCGCTCGGCGGGCCTGAGCGAGGACGAGGTCCGCACACTTTCCGTCGGCTACGACGTCTCCGCCCTCGTGGCCAGGCCGAACCGGTCCGAGGAGGCGCTGAACCTCCACCGCGCCGGCGCCGTGTCGGACGAGGCGCTGCGCGAGGCCTCGGGCTTCGACGACTCCGACGCCAAGCCCCTGGACGAGCGGGCCCTCATGCAGGCCCTGGCCATGGTCACCAAGCGGCCGGACCTGATGGGCACGATCGGCATCGGCCCACTGACCGAGGAGATCCTGAAGGCGTACAAGGGCGACTACTCGGCCCCGTCCGAGGCCATTCGCGAGCTCGCTCTGCCGCCGACCCCTCCCACCGACCCCGCCGAGGAGGGCTCCTCAGCCCCCAGGCCTGACCAGGACGGCCCCGGCCGCCCGCCGAGTGGCGCCGACGCGGCCGAGCCGGGTAGGGTTCCGAATAGCGGGGCGCCGATCTCATCCGGCGACGCCCGCCCGGAGTCGTCCACCACGGCCCCCGCCGGGGCCTGACCCAGGAGAACCCATGACACCTACCCCACCCGCATCCGACCAGGACGTTGACGCCACCGCCCTCGTGGCGGTCGTTGACGTCCTGGTCGTCAAGGCCCTGGAGGCCGTCGGCAAGAGGATCGTGCGCGCCGACAGGGCCCGCTTCAACGCGCTCAAGGGCCGGCCGTTCCACGAGGCGCACGTCCTGTGGCCGACGGGCATCATCACCGTGAGCAAGGCCACTAAGGGCGCCTGGGACGTCGTCCCGGCCCTGCTCGACAACCACGGCTGCCCCGGCGTCGAGTCCGGCCGCGTCGTGACCCTGCTGGACGCCTACGTGTCCCAGGTCGCCACGCACGGCGCCCCGCACCGCCTGGACCGGCTCGTGACCGCGCTGCGCTACGTCCTGCCGGAGAACGCCCTCATTCGCACGCCCAGCCTGAACCGGGCGGCCCTTGAGGAGGTGCGCTAATGGCCTCCGCCTCGACCTCCCCCGACGTCGACCTGCGGGCCGATGGGCCTTCGGACTGGGAGTCCCCTAAGGCGGTGGCGGACTGGCGTGACGCGATCGAGGACCAGTACCTCGACCTGGCCGAGCCGGTCCTGAACGACTTCCTGAAGCGGGTTCGCGCCCTGGCCGAGGACTCCCTGGACTCCCCGGTCCTGACGGCGGCCGGTGACCTGGTGCCGAATCCGTTCGCCTGGACATCTGTTCGAAGCGCGTGGCAGGCCGCCATCCGCGACCTCATTCGCGACGGCCGCGGCCGCCGACGCCTGCCTCAGTACGCGACCGTGCAGCGCATCCTGGAGGACTCTGGCCTGCCGGTCATGGTCTACGAGGACGTCCGCGCTCTCCTGAAGCGCGCCGCCTCCGAGGGCTGGGGCGAGCGGAAGACGAAGATCAAGCTCGGCCGCCTGCTCGGCACCTCCCGCCGCAAGGGGGAGGCCACGACCGCCTACGCGGCCCGTCTCCGCACCCTGGCCCGCACCGCGGCCACGGCGAACGCCGCTCACCGCATGGCGACCTCGGACCTGGCCCGTAAGCGGGGCCGGCTGCGCTGGGTCACGGTCCACGACAACCGGGTGCGGCCCACCCACGTCGAGGCCGACGGCCAGGTGCAGGACCTCGGCACCCCGTTCCACGTCGGGGACTCCCTCCTCCTCTACCCCGGCGACCCCGCCGGGCCGCCGAAGGAGGTGGCGAACTGCCGCTGCATCCTCATCCCGACCGACGCCCGACCTCACCCAAGCCCGGCCGTCAACGTCAAGTACTCAGCCGCAGACATCGAAAGGACAGCCATGAAGCTCCGCATCGAGGAGACAGCCCACCGCGTGGGCGAGTTCGCCGACCTTCGGGCCGAGGACTCGAAGCCCGTCGGCGACACCGTCCCGGAGCCGGATCCGGCTCCGACGCCCGACGCCCAGGCCTCCTCCCTTGACGGCCGCTGGGAGGGCGTCATCGCCCGAGAGGGTGAGATGACCGGCGACGGCCGCCTCATCGAGGCCGGCGCCCTGCGGTGGGACGACCTCCCCATCCCGCTGCGCGTCGCGTTCAAGGACGCCGGAGGCCACGACGGCGCCGAGGTCTGCGGCCGGATCGAGACCGTCGAGCGCCGTGACGGTGGCGACATCTACGCCACCGGCATCTTCGACCTCGGCTCCGCCGTAGGCACCGAGGCGTTCCGCCAGGTCAGCGAGCAGATGTCCAACGGAGTATCCATCGACACGGACGACGTGACGTTCAGGATCATGGCGAAGGCAGACATGTCCGAGGCCGACGTTGCAGATTCCGACAATGACGCCGAGGGCCGCGTCAAGGTTGCCGCCATGTCCTCCTCTGACGAGCTGACGGTCATCGAGTCGGCCCGGCTGCGCGCCGCCACGCTCGTGGCCGTCCCCGCTTTCGCCACGGCGTGCGTCTACGCCGCTGGGCAGGCTCCGGCTAAGCCAGTCGAGGACTCCGAGCCTGAGGAGACGCTGGAGGCGTCGGCTGAGCCCGTCGCTCCGAGCCGTGACTCGCTGACCGCTGCGGCCATCCCCACGGCCCCGCCGGAGGCGTGGTTCAAGGACCCGCAGCTGACCGGCCCGACCGCCCTCGTGGTCGAGGACGACGGGCGCGTCTACGGCCACATCGCCGCCTGGGGCACCTGCCACATCGGCCAGGTCGGTAAGTGCGTGGAGCCACCCACGTCGGCCTCGAACTACGCCTACTTCCGCACCGGCGCCCTGCGCACGGCCGAGGGCACCTCCGTTGCTGTGGGGCATCTCACAATGGGCACGGGTCACGCCGGTCCGCGCGACTCCGCCAACGCTGCGGCCGAGCACTACGACAACACCGGCACCGTCTTCGCCGACGTGGCGGCCGGCGAGGACGCCTACGGCATCTGGGTAGCGGGCTCCCTTCGCCCCGGAATCACTGCCGAGCAGGTCCGCGTGGCCCGCTCCGCCCCGATCTCCGGAGACTGGCGCACGATTCGTGGCTCTCTCGAGCTCGTCGGCGCCCTGGCGGTCAATGTCCCCGGCTTCCCGGTGCCCCGCCCGCGGGGCCTCCTCGCCTCCGGCGAGGTCCGCTCCCTCCAGGCGTCGGGCGTAGTGGCCCATGACGACTCCGCTGCCCGGGCAGCGCACCCCTCGAGCCGGATGGCAGGCGACGGCCTGACGCTCGGCGATATCTCCTACCTGAAGCGCCTGGCAGAGTCCGAGCGGCGCCGTGACTTGCAGCGCGCTACGGCCGCCGACAGGATGCGAGCGCGGGTCGAGCGCGCGGGTACACTGGCAAAGGCGGCGCAGATGGCGCGCCGTCTCGGATCCATCTGAGGAAAGGAACAGAAATCATGGGATGTGGATGTGGACGTACTACAACTCCCCCGGTAGGCACCGAGCCCAGGCCCCTGGCCGACGGCACCCTGCCCGGCGAGGGCTCCAAGGACTCCTCACCGATCACTCGCTTCTAGGCGTAGCGCCACTCATCGTCATCGGCTATGATGGTCCCCGTTAGAGGTCTCATGGACTCCTGACGCTGGGTGGATCAGGCAGAACCCCGCACCGTTTGCTCATGGCGGTGCGGGGTTTTGTCTACCCTATGGAGGGCTGTCTCACTCATAGGTGTATCCTTTGAGCCAACGGCATGGCAGCAGGGCCTCGTGTACCCCGCTGGGGACGGGAACCCTGCCCAGCACCAAGACACGGAGGACCCTCAACATGCGTAAGCACTTCGACATCACCGTCTTCGCCGACCAGGCCGACGACGCCCCGGTCGAGACCTTCGACCTGGAGATCCCCGAGAACCTGTCCGACCTGAGCGCCGCCGACCTCGGCGACCTGCGCTCCAAGGCCGTCGACGCCTTCCAGACTCTGTACGCCAATGGTGAGTTCACCGATGAGGACCTTGCCACCCTCGGCACCCTGACCGACGGCATCGAGGTCCTCTCCGCCGAGATCAGCGCCCGCGAGCAGGCCGCCGCCGAGCGCGCCGCCAAGGCCGCCGAGATGGCTGCCAAGGTCGGGGCCGACAAGCCGGCCGATGACTCCAAGCCCGCCCCCGCCGATGACGACGAGGACGACACTCCCGCCGATGACGCGGATGGCGCGGACGACACCCCGGCCGAGAAGAAGGCCGATGCCGCTGAGGACGAGGCCGAGCAGGCTCAGAAGAAGGCCAAGGCCGCTGCGGCCGACGTCGAGCCCGAGGCTCAGGTCGACGTCGTGGCCGAGGCCGTCACCGCAGCCGCTCCCCGCGGCCCCATCAAGCTGTCCGGCATCCGTCGGCACGTTCACACCCCCGCACCTGCGATCACTGAGGAGACCTCCGTGGAGGACACCGCTAAGGCCCGCCTGACCGTGGCCGACGTTCCCGGCTTCGCCGCCGACTCCGACGCGTCCTTCGAGGACCTGGCCGTCGCCCTCGACCGCCGCCTCCAGGGCTTCAACTCCGGCGCCTACGCCGCCGCAGCCCGAGCCGGCCGCGCTATGAGCGAGCGCCACAGCCTCGCCGTCGTCCGCAAGACCTTCGACGAGCGCGCCACCGTCTCCTCCCCCGAGTCGGCCGACGCCGCTATGGCCTTCGCCGTCAACGAGAAGAATCTCCCCGGCGGCTCCCTCGTCGCGGCCGGTGGCTGGTGCGCCCCCTCCGAGACCGTCTACGACCTGCTCGAGGACGAGTCCCGCGACGGCCTGATCTCCCTGCCTGAGATCAACGTCACCCGCGGCGGCATCAAGTTCACCAAGGGCCCCAAGTTCGCCGACCTGTACGCGGCCCCCTCCTTCAACTTCACCGAGGAGGAGGCGAAGGCGGGCAAGTACGCCCCCACCTCCGCCACCGACCCGACCAACAAGGTCGGCGCCAAGCCCGTCTACAACGTGCCCTGCACCGAGTTCGAGGAGGTCCGCCTCTCCGCGGCCGGTATCCACGTCCAGGCCAACCTGCTCCAGCAGCGCGGCTACCCCGAGCTCGTCGCCCGCACCCTCCGCGGCGCCCTCGTTGCCCACGAGCACAAGATGAGTGAGCGCATCATCGCCTCCATGGAGAAGCAGTCCACTGCGGTCTCCCTCGACGCCGGCCAGATCGGCGCGGCTGCTCCGATCCTGACCGCCATCGAGCTCCAGGTCGAGCACTACCGCTACGCTCAGCGCCTCTCCCGCTCCACCACCCTGGAGGCGGTCTTCCCCTACTGGGTCCACGGCGCCATCCGCACCGACCTGTCCCGCCGTCAGGGCGTCGACCTCACCGACGTCAACGACGCCCGTATCGACGCATGGTTCAAGGCCCGCGGCGTGAACCCCCAGTTCGTCTACGACTGGCAGGCCATCACTGGCGACGCCTCGGCCTTCAAGGTTTGGGCGGGCAGCCTGAAGTTCCTGCTCTACAGCGCGGGCACTTTCGTCAAGGGCGGCCAGGACGTCATCACCCTGGACACCGTCTACGACTCGGTCCTGCTCGGCCAGAACGACTACACCGCCCTGTTCACCGAGGAGGGCTACCTCGTTGCCAAGCGTGGCCACGACGCCCGCGTCGTGACGGTGCCGATCAACCCGAACGGTGGCACCGGCACCGGCATCAAGCTCCTCGCCAACGGCACGGCTGACCCGGCCAAGTGATGACTCCGGGGCGGGCGGCGGCCAGTCCCCGCCCGCCCCGTGATCGTCCATAGCCAGTCACCGTCCAGCAAGGAGGACAGATGCCCATCATCGCACCGAAGCAGCGCATCGAGGCGCCAGTCACTCAGCGCCTCAAGGGCGGCCTCTTCTCCCGGTTCGCCCCGATCGAGGACTCCTCGATCCGGTGGGAGAACGGCGTCACCTGGGAGGACGTCGCGCGCACCGACGTCGGCACCATCGGCCAGTATCAGAAGCCGGGCACCGTCAAGGGCCTGCCCAAGGTCCTGGACAATCCTAAGGGCGTGACCGTCGAGTCGATGGAGCCGATCACCGTCTACGCCACGTTCCGCACCACGCCTCTCGACCACACTCCGGAGGAGGCCGTCGCCATCGCGGCTCAGCGCCTCGCCCAGTACGAGGAGTCCGCGGTCGAGAGCGTTCTGTGGAACGGCGTCGGCGGCGCGGGTCCAGCCCTCATCCGCGTACAGGAGTGGTCCAACAACGCAGGCGCCCAGGCGCCCGAGAGCGCTTGGAACGCGGCCGAGCACTACGCCCACACCGCGGGCGTGGCCCCGACCTTCCACATCTCGCGGCGCCACGGCGCCCTGCTCGCCGGGCGCAAGTACATCAAGGTGGACCCGAAGACTGGCGAGGCGTACACCGCCTTGGGGACCCCCGTGGTCCTGGGTGATGGGTACGCCGACAAGCCGACGATCATCGCGTCCACCGGGCCGGTCCTGGTCTACCGCGGGGACGTCTTCACCTCGACCAACGGGGCAGGCGGATTCGACAAGGGCCAGAACGACCTGACGGCGGTCGCCGAGCGGCAGTACGTCATCGCGTTCAACCCGGACGACGCCTACTCCGTGAAGATAGCTACGGATCCCGGCTCCGGCAAGTACGTGGCCCGCCAGTTCTGAGCCCAGATGACCTACTCACCAACTCCAACACCAATGGGAAGGATGCGCTGAGCCATGGCTAAGACGCACTCATACACACCAGTGCTGGGGAAGCGCATCCGCGTCACCCCGCTGGACACCTGCGGCAAGTTCGACAAGGCACAGCACAAGCCGGTGGCGACCTCCGGCTTCGTGTCGGTCAAGCTCGCCGCCGAGGTCGAGGACGGCACGGAGATCACGGTCCGCAAGGCCGACGGCTCCCTGTGCGTCAACGAGAAGCAGTCCAACACCTTCAAGTACTTCACGGTCGAGCTCGAGTTCTGCGGCGTGAACCCCTCCGTCCTGGACATCGTGACCAACGCCACGAAGTACCTGGACCACGCGGGCGACACCGCAGGCTTCAAGGTCGCCTACGGCAAGATCGAGAAGAAGTTCGCGCTGGAGCTGTGGACCGGCCTGTCCGGTCAGGCCTGTGCGGCTGGTGCCGAGGACGCCAGCGGCTACCTGCTGCTGCCCTTCGTCACCGCCGGGACCGTCGGCGACATCGAGGTCACGGGCGAGGACGCCATCTCGTTCTCCATGACCGGAGCCGTCACCAAGTCCGGCAACGCCTGGGGCGTCGGCCCCTACGACGTGGTCAAGAAGGCCAAGGCCGGTGGCGGCGGCTTCGAGAACGCGAAGCTCCCCACCGCCCTCGACCCGCTCGACCACCTCCTCATGATCGACACGGCTCTCGCTCCCCCGCCGGACAGCGACCAGCCCGTCACCGTCCCCTGATACCCCTCAGAGGCACTGACAGCCCCGTAGAGCGCACAAACGCCCTACGGGGCTGTCACCGTACCGGCGCCCATCCAAACCCTCTCTACGCCCCTTAGGCGGCCCCTATAGGTATACTCATCCGTGCGGGCACCACCTATATCAGGCGGCGTAGCCATCCCGCACCACGCACGCATTGTAGGAGAGGGAATGCAGGACATTGACAGGGGCTACGGCCCAGGAGACTGGCCGGTCTCCTACAGCGCGTGCGAGGACCTGAAGGAGTACCTGGACGAGGCCGGCAGGCCTGAGCAGCAGCACACCTTCGAGGCCATGGCTACCCAGCTCCTGTGGGAGTGGACCGGGCGCCGGTTCGGGACCGACATCGTCGTGATCCGGCCCGAGCCGGCCGACTGCGTGCCGCCGCCCACCTACCAGTCCCAGGACTACCTGCGAGGCTTCCTCCCGTTCCGACTGGGGGGTGTCCTGCACGACGTCGTGTGCGGTCTGTGCGGCCCCTACTGCACCCACACTCACGGGACCCCGGCCATCCGCCTGCCCGGCAACGTCCACCGTGTGCACCAGGTCACGATCAATGGCAAAGTGCTCCCGCTGGGCGCGTACCGACTCATCAACCACTCCGTGCTTCAGCTCACGGGGCGTACCTCACCGCTTGGTCCAGACGTTCCGCTTGTATTCCCCTCGGTACAAGATCTCTCACGGCCGACGACGGAGGAGGGCACCTGGGAGATCCGCTACTCGCAGGGTGTCCCGGTCCCGGAGGGCGGTCAGGTCGCCGCCGGCGTGCTCGCGCTTGAGCTGGCCAAGGCCGCCTGCATGGACCGCGACTGCGCCCTCCCGGCGCGCCTCCAGTCGGTCACCCGCCAGGGCGTCACCGTGCAGGTGCAGGACGACTTCGACGAGATGCAGGAGGGACGCACCGGCATCTGGCTGGTCGACTCCTGGGTCACCTCGATCCGCAAGCCTCGCCAGGCCGCTAGGGCCTACAACCCCGACGACTACGCTCGCCGCCAGCCGTCCAACCGCCGCGGCGGGGTGATCTGGTGAGCCCGGCCCCGCGCCTGACCCGACGCAACCGCCCCCAGAGCGAGGACTACGCCGCCCTGTCGGGCCGAGCCGCCTCGCCGGTGCCCTCCGTCGTCCACTCCACCGCGCTCGCCCTGCTCAAGGGCGGCGCCGCTGCGCTGTCCAACGCCGTCTCGCAGGCCTACGTCGCCCCTGGCGCCGAGGTGGCCTGGGACGAGTGCTGCGCCGGGCACCTCTACGTCCGCACCGTCTCCGTCTCCCCCGTCTTCGGCCCACGCGCCGCCGACGGCGAGGCGTGCTCGGTGCGCTACTGGGCCGCTACCTACGCTCTGGGGACGCTGCGCTGCGTCGAGGTCGTGGACGACCGCGGCCGAGGCCCGCGCCCCTTCGACCTGACCGCTGACGCGGCTGTGCTACATCAGGACATGGCCGACCTGGGCAAGTTCCTCACGTCGTCCACGAACGCGGACTCGATGGAGTGGGACGCCTCCGGGCCCGACGGCGGCTGCGTGGCCGGTGAGTGGACCTTCACGGTCCGGCTCAACTGCCAGTGAGCGCTCCCGGCTACGGCAGGATGTGAGATGGTTCACGTAAGAGTACGGTTCAAGGGCCCCATCCAGGAGCACAAGGTGGCCCAGATCACTAAACAGGCAGCCCTGAAGGCGTCCAAGCGCACTCAGGGGCGCATCCAGCGCAACATCCGCGCTAAGGGTCGGATCAACTCCGGCCGTATGGTGAACTCCGTCACCATTGAACGCGTCCCCGGCAAGCACCCGCTCAACCCGACCTTCGAGATCGGGGCGCGTACGCCGTACGCCGCCTACCAGGAGAAGGGCACGCGTCCGCACGGGCCGGTCAAGGCGTCGCGCATGGTCTTCACCCCGAAGGGCTCCAGCCAGACCGTCTTCGCCAAGTGGGTCAAGGGCATCAAGGGCGCGCACTTCGTCCGGGACGCGGTACGTCTTATCAAGCCCTCTGACTTCCATTAGAATCGCCTCATGGTTACTATCACGATCCCCGGCAAGACCCGGAAGTCCATCACCGTCGAGCTGGTCGGCACCGAGTACAAGGTCCGCCCTCCCAAGTCCGCCGTCGCCATCTTCCTCTCCCAGGCGCTCAAGGACTCCGACGAGGATGCGGAGAAGATCATCGACGGCCTGTCGAAGTGGTGCCGCGTCCTCTTCGGCAAGGAGACCGGCGCCGAGGTCATCGCCCGGCTCAAGAACCCCGCCGACAACCTCGACATCTCCGACCTGACCGACCTCATCTCCGCCGTCATGGAGGAGGCTGGGGAGAACCCTCCTACGTAGTTCAGCGTCTTCTGGCCTCGGCCTACCGGGAGTGGGACTACATCGACGGGTTCTGCCTCGGGCACGGGATCGACCTGGAGACCCTGCCCCTGAACCGGTTCTGCCACGTCATGTGGTGGATCCTCACCCGCAACGCCGAGGACGAGGGCGCTACCGAGAAGCTGAAGAGGGACCTGTGGCTACCGCCCAAGGACGTCGAGGTCACTGATCCGCGCAGCCCGTGGTACTCCGGCAACGAGTCCAGTGGCTTCGGGTCCCTTAAGTCAGCCCTCGGGATGTGACAGCACCTATAGGGCACGCCTATGCGGGCGGTATCATGGCCTCAGACAGGAGTCGGGCCGCGATGCCGCCCGCTCGACGTACGAGCGGGGGGGGTAGCCCGTGGCAGACAAGATCGGCGAGGTAGTCGTAGAGGTCGGCGCTGACGCGCGCGACTTCCGCGGCGACGCTGAGCGAGGCATCGAGAAGAGCCTCAAGAAAATCGGCAAGCGGATCGAGCGCGCAGCCGAGAAGTGGGCGCGCGAGATGCGTGACTCCGTCAAGGACGCTCTTGACGGGCTCGTGCTGCAGGTCAACGCCAAGATCGACCCGAAGGACCTGCGCCGCATCGAGGCGGCCATCTCCCGCACGAAGGCGTCGCCCGACGTCGGGATCTCCGCCCGCGACCTGGAGGAGATCAAGCAGAAGCTCCGTCGGGCCGAGTGGCGCACGCCGGTCAAGCCGGTCCTGGACGACAACGCGGTGGCCAAGATGGGCCGCGAGCTCGACGAGATGAAGGCCGCGATCAAGGCCCGCGTTGACATCGACGAGGTGTCCCGCAAGAAGGCGCTCAAGGCTATCGAGGCTACCGAGGCGGACATTGACGCCCGTGTCGACATCAAGGCCAAGGACGTTGCCGAGCTCAAGGAGAAGATCGCCAACATCAAGTCCGACCTGAAGGTCGACGCGTCCCTGGAGAAGGCTGCCCAGCGCAAGATCAAGGAGCAGATCTCCAAGATCGACGCGAAGCTGAAGGCCGGGGCCGAGCTGGACAGCGCTACCCGCGCCAAGATCAAGGAACAGCTCAAGAGGATCGACGGGGACGTCGAGGCCCACGCCCACCTGTCCGAGGCGTCCAAGAAAAAGCTGAAGCACGAGCTGAACAAGCTCGACGGCAAGGCCACCGTCAACGTCGACCTTGACGACGGGAAGGCCCGCTTCGACCTGAATCGGCTGACCAAGAAGCCGCGCTACATCGACATCAGCGTCCGGCTGTCAAAGGCGTCGCTGGCCAAGGTCGCTACCCAGCTCAAGGCCCTGGCCGGCGGGAACATCTTCAGCAACCTGAAGAATAGCCTGAAGGACATCTTCACCAACCTGGACACCTTCTCCGTGAAGATGGCCAGCGTGGGCACAGCCGTCCTCGGGCTCGCCTCCATCGTCGGGGCCAGCCTCGGCACGATCTCCCAGTTCGGCGTGGGCATCGCCCACACGCTCCCGGCCCTGCTCGCCATGCCCGGCATCCTGGGCGCGGCCGCCGCCGGCATCGGCATCTTCGTGGTCGCCATGAAGAATGCCTCCACGGTCCTGGAGGACCTAGGGCCGTCGTTCACCGCGCTCCAGGAGTCGATCTCCACGTCGTTCTGGGGCGAGGCCGAGGGGGCGGTACGCGAGTTCATCACCGCCGGCCTGGACGCCCTGACGCCGGCGATCAACGCGGTCGCGTCCTCCATGGGAACGATGACCGCCGCCGTCGCCTCAGTGGCCCAGGAGCACCTACCAGGGTTCCAGCAGTCGCTGGGCTACCTGGCAGCGGCCATGGACATCGGCGGCGTCGGGGCCGCGGCGTTCACGGACGCGATCCTGTCCCTCGGGGAGACTGGTGCTAAGTACCTGCCGTCCATCGCGGAGTGGGCCAACAACGTCGCCCTCAAGTTCCAGAGCTGGGTGCAGGCCAAGACCGCCTCGGGCGAGATGGACAAGGCCATCCAGTCCGCCGCCAAGACCTTCGGCACCCTGAAGGACATCGTCTTCGACCTGGCCGGAATCCTGGGCGGGGTCTTCTCCGCCATGGCCGCGGGCTCCACGCCTCTGAGCGCCATCGCCGACGGCCTGGACCGGGCCAACAAGGCGGTCAACGGGCCGCTGTGGCAGGGCACTCTGACGACGATCTTCTCGGCGATGGGTGAGGCGGCCACGCACGCGTTCTCGGGCGTCGGCTCCCTCGGCCAGGCGTTCGTGTCGCTGGCACCCACCCTGTCCACGATCCTTCCGCTGGTCGGCCAGATCATCGAGGTCGGGCTGAACGGCATCTCGGCGGCGCTCCAGAACCCGGCCTTCCAGGGCGGACTGGTGGCGTTCTTCCAGGGCGTGCTGACGGCCGTACAGGCCCTTGCCCCGGCCATGCCTGCGCTTGGTACTGCCTTCGGAGCCCTTGCGACTATCGGCGGGCAGCTACTGGCCTCCATCGCTCCCCTGATCGCGGCCCTCGTTGAGCAGTTGGCCCCGATCATCCAGCAGCTGGTGCCGATCCTCACTCCGATCATCGAGCAGCTGGCGGCCGCGCTGCTGCCGACGATCCAGGCTCTCGGTCCGGTTCTGGCCGAGCTCGTTGCCGTGCTTGGTCCGATCGTGGCGGACATGCTGTCGCAGATCCTCCCGCTGCTGGTACCGATCGTCCAGCAGATCGCGGAGGCGCTCATTCCAGCGATTCAGCTGGTCGGCGCCACGATGCAGATCATGGCGCCCTACATGGTGGCGACCTGGCAGCTGATCATGACGGTCGTCTCCGGGGCGATCAACACGATCAAGGGCATCATCAACATCGCCCTCGGGCTGATCTCCGGCGACTGGTCTCGGGTGTGGACCGGCATCGAGCAGATTGCCAGCGTCATCTGGAACGCGATCAAGTTCGCCTTCCAGGCGTTCGGTGCGACGCTCGGAGGCATCGCCACGGCGGCGTGGAACTACATCTGGACCGCGATCATCAACGCCTGTAAGAGCATCCTGAGCACGGTCACCGGATGGATCAACAACGTCCGCAACTTCATCTCCAACGGGTGGAACACGATCCAGGCCAACGCTTCCGCGGCCTGGAACAGCCTCACGTCCACGATCTCCAACGGAGTGAACCGCGCCCTCAACTTTGTGAGGAACCTGCCCAACAGCATCAAGAACATCTTCTCCAACGCGGGGTCCTGGCTGATCAGCGCGGGTAGGAACATCATCAACGGCCTGATCGACGGCATCAAGAACATGTTCGGCTCGGTGAAGTCGACGCTGGGAGACTTGACCAGCAAGCTGACGTCCTGGAAGGGTCCTGAGCCTGTCGACAAGGTCCTGCTCACCCCCGCCGGTGAGCTGATCATGAAGGGCTTCGTCAAGGGCCTGGAGAGCCAGTACGGCACCGTCCGCAAGTCGCTGGCCGGCCTGACAGAGGACATTGCCAAGCCCGCCACGATCGGGCTGAGCGCGAACGTGCGCCCGCTCCCCGCCCGCGCCTCAACCGGGAGGGTGACGTCCTCCGGCTCGATCTCCGCCTCGGAGCCGTTCCATAAGAGCAACCTTGGAGGCGCTACAATCAACATAACTAATCACTATCCGCAGGCGAAGCCTGACAGCAAGACTCGCGATGAGGTCGCTGAGGGCCTGCGGCTAGCCGCCATCGTGTAAGAAAGGTCACCCGCCCATGGCCATCTACTCCTTAGACGGGACCGATCTGGATGACCCTCTCGGACGCTGGGTGCTTACCGAGGGAACGGCGCTGTCGACCCGTGGAGAGCCCTGGAACGCCTCAGTGGACATCCCCGGCCGGTTCGGGATCCTCCCCATCGCGCCGTCGGTCACCAAGTCCGCCACTGTCGCCCTGAAGTTCACAGTGTTCTCGTGGGCCGACAACCGTGAAGGCTCTCGCTGCAAGGGCGGGTTGGCCCAGCTGGAGACGAACTACCAGAACCTCCTGCGTCGGCTGTTCGCTTTCGGCCGCATGCAGACGCTCCAGTACACCCCGGCCGGGCAGCCCGTCCGCGAGGCCCGGGTCCGGCCGACGTCGTCCGTCGAGCCGGTCCTCGACCCGCACTCGGAGACGATCACGTTCGCAGTTACCTACGAGATCGCCTCCGGCCTGTGGCGTGGAACGGTAGACATCGTGGACCACCTGCATGACATGTCGAAGTTCAACGGATGCGTGATGCCGATCCCGGACGGGAAGCTCCTCCTGGAGCCGACCGCCCCTACCGGTACGGTCAAGGACAACGTCTCGGGCACCTCGTTCACCTTCACCGGCACCCTGAACAGCGGGGAGCGCCTGCTGGTGGACATCGCCAACTACCGGGCCTGGAAGACTCTCTCCCAGGACTGGACGGCCCCCCCGGGATCTAGGTCCGCCGACGGCGAGATCTCCATGAGTCCTGGGGGCTTCCGGGCCACGCCCAGCGCTGACGGCCGCATCTCGATGACGCTGACCGGCACGACCGGCCGCTTCCGCGGAAGGATGGCCTACTGATGCCGCGCAATCCCGCATTCGCGCGCGGCCTGGCCATGCGCTACGTCGCCTACGACCAGGCCACCGGAGCCCGCCTCGGCGTGCTCCCAGACGCCTTGGCCGGGACGTTCACGTGCCCGCGCCAGGCCACGCCGTCGCTCACCCTGTCCTACCCGAACGGGGACCTCGGCGTACGCGGGACCCTGCTGGACTCGGACGTGGAGCTCGCCGTCGAGCTCTGCTACGACGGGCAGATCTGGTCCGAGCCGTACAACGCTCGGTTCATCAACCTGTCCTCTGAGTGGAACCTGGTCGACGACGGCACCGAGCACCGACACGCGGACCTGATCCACATCGGGCACCGCCTGGAGGGCGCCCTCGTGTGGGACGTCCCCTTCGCGGCAATGGACAAGGACGGCAAGTACCGCTTCCGCGACCGCAACGCCGGCGAGATCCTGCGCACCGTGTGGGACGCAGCCGTCAAGCGCGGCTGGGGCAAGGGCCTGGACCTGGACGTGTCCGCCACGTCCGACTCAGCCGGGCAGCGCTGGGCGCTGATCACGACCATCGCCTTCGACCCGTCGGTGTCGATCAAGTCCATCCTGGACTCGCTCATGAACATGGGCATGCTCGACTACCGCTGGAGGGGCCGCACTCTCCAGGTCTACAACCCCGACGCCGCGCTCAAGCGCGACAACCTCGACGTCGTGTGGCGCCTGGCGGCCGGCACGAAGTCCGCCCCGGAGAAGCTGGACTGGTCGCAGCTGTGCACTCACGTCCTGGTGAAGGGGGACGAGGGCAAGACCTGGACCTTCCCCAACCCTGAGGCGCCGGCGGGCATGCCCCGCACCGAGAAGGTTGTGGACGCCGGCGGCGTGACCCTGGAGGCCACCGCCCGCAGGGTTGCCGCTCTGACTATGAAGACCGGCGCCTCCCCGGCGGCGGAGGTCAAGCGCGAGTGGGAGGCCGACGACCTTCAGTGGCTTCCCTTCGAGGACTACGCCCTGGGCGACTGGATCCGCGTGGAGCGGTCCAATGGCCTGGAGCGCATGCGGGTCTCGCAGATCTCCATCTCGGTGACGGAGAACGGCCGCTGCCAGGGCCACACGACCTTCGGCACCGTGCTGGACGACGTCCTGTCGCGCCTCGCCAAGCGGCAGAAAGGCATTCTCGGGGCAGTCAACTCCGACGGGAAGAACCCTCGGCCGGAGAAACCGAAGAGCAAGTACGCGCCGGTGCCTCCTCAGGGGCTTGTCGTCACCTCGGACGTGGTGATCAACGATCAGGGCTGGCCTCGCGCCGTCGCAACCCTGAAGTGGTCCCCCGTCGAGACCGACGCCCTGGGAGTAGCCGTGGACGTCACCGGCTATGAGATCTCGGCGCGTCAGCTGCCGTTCCTGTCCGGCCCGATGAGCACCTCCAAGGAGACGCAGGCCCAGATCGCCAACCTGACGGCCGGCCTGAAGTACGCGTTCAAGGTCCGTGCCGTGACCGCGGACACAACCGGCACGTGGTCGCAGGAGGTCGAGGCCACGATGGCGATCGACACCGATCCGCCGCCGGTGCCGACGGCGCCGGTCCTCACTCAGACCCTAGGCGTGCTCGGCATCTACTGGAACGGCATGGGCACCGGCGGGGCGGGCATGCCTTCCGACTTCGCGGGCATCGAGGTGTCGGTGCGTGAGCCTGGCCTGACGCCCCAGAAATTCGCGGACATGCCGGTGCCGCTTCAGCGCACCAACCTCGCGGGACTGGAGATCCGTGAGTGGGAGGTGCGCCTGAGGTCCTACGACCGGGCCGGCAACCGCTCGGAGTGGGGTCCCGGCGCCCGGGTAACGCTCAAGCAGAACGTCGACACGGACGCCATCGTCAAGCAGGTCGAGGAGAAGCTCAAGAACTCCGACGCCATGCAGCAGGCGGCTCGCGAGGGCACGCTCAAGGAGATGAAGCACCTCACCGAGGCCATGACCCAGGTGGCCACCAACCTCGTAACGTCAGGACCCGTCCCGCCGGATAGTGGGACAATAGGGTCCAGCATGTGGATCGCACCCGACGGGCGGATCTTCGTCCTCAGAGCCAAAGGAGACGACTAATGCAGCCATACGCAGCCGCTAAGCAGTGGAGGGACGGGTTCGGCGCGAACGAGACCCGCATAACTGCTGCCGACCTCATCCACATCGAGGACGGCATCAGCGCCGCCACCCAGGGCGTGACCAACCTGGAGACGAAGGTTAACGGCCAGCCCGCCGAGATCCTGAAGCAGGTCCAGACGATCGCCGAGGGCATCAAGACGATGATGAACAAGGCCATCCCGATCGGCACCATCGCCATGTACGGCGCCGACGCGGACCCCGAGGGGTGGATCCGCTGCGACGGGCGCCTGGTTGATCGCAACACCTACCCGACGCTGTTCCGCGTGATCGGCACCAAGTTCGGTTCGACCACGGTCTCCAACTTCCGGGTGCCGGACTTCCGGGAGCGCGTCCCGGTCGGCGCCGGCAACGGCTCAAAGTACGACCTGAACGACAAGGGTGGCGCCACGACCATCAACCTGACGGTGGACCAGCTGCCCGCGCACACCCACAATATCGGTGAGGTGGAGGACCAGAACCGCCGCTTCCAGGCGCGCACCGCTAACCAGGACATCGGCATCGGCACGTCGGGCTACACCTACCTGACGTCCACCGGCAACAACGAATCTGGCCGTAGCCCGATCGCGGCCTCCACCGGCTCGGGCGCGCCGATTGACGTGCGCCAGCCGTACCTCGGCACGATCTACATCATCAGGGCGCTGTAATGCCGGGCCCGAAGAAGCCGTTCCTCGCCGGCGAGGGGGCACGCGGCGCCCAGTACGTAACCGTCCCGGCGTTCGCCGCCCCCGGACACTCGTCCCCGTCCAACTCGCGGGACGCTCCGGGCTCAACCGTCGTCTACTCCCCCAAGGGGTGGAAGTGGGAGGAGGCCGGGGACGACTACTCCAAGACGGTCTCCAAGCTGACCGCCGCCACGATGGAGTCCGCGGTGCGCCGCGTCAAGACATCCTTCGGGGAGGTCTTCTACATCCGTGGCGATTCTGAGACCGTGCCGCCGTTCTCAGGCACCGCCGTTGGCGACACCTGCCGCGTCCAGGACGCTCAGACCCTGAACATCACGGCGGAGTGGCGCTGGGACGGCGCGCACTGGGAACGGATGAAGGTCACGAGTGAGCAGATCAGCAACCTCGACGTCGGAAAGCTGACGGCCGGCGCCGCCAACATCGCCGAGGTCACTGCCCGCAAGATCGCCTCCGACGTCGGCCGCTTCCTGGAGATCACCACGGACCAGCTCACCGTCACCGGTAACGCCTCCTTCGTGAACGCCACCGCCCACCACGTGTGGTCGGAGATCGTGACCGCTAAGCAGGGTGAGTACGAGCAGATCCACGCGGGGATGATCGCTGCCAACGCGATCACCGCCAACAAGATCCAGGCGGGCGCTATCGACGGCATGGTCATCACCGGGGCGACGATCCAGACCAATCGGACCCCTAATCGCGGAATGAAGATCTCCAACTCCGGCATGCAGGTGTACGCGTCCAACGGCTGGAAGGCCTTGGACATCAACGCGTGGAACGGGGACATCATCATCAACGGCCGCCTCGGGCGGCGCGACACGTGGTCGGAGTGCTACTTCGACGACATCGTGTGGGCACAGACCGGCACGGACACCTCCCGTACCGGGGCGAAGATCGGGTGCGGCCTAGTGTTCAACTCCCTGGAGGACGACTGGGAGGACGGCGGACTCTTCATCCAGCGGGACTCTCAGACCCGCTCCCCGTCGATCACGTTGCAGTCGGCGGCTCCGAAGGGGGCCGCTGAGCGGCCGTCCCTCGTCCTGGGTACCCAGCAGGTGTCGATCTCGATCGGTCCTAACGCGAACTGGGGGACCTTGGCGCTGAGCAAGTTCGGGTTCTCATCCCGGGTGAACTCGGCGTCCTTAGCCTATAGCGACGGGGAGATCGCCTACCGGAAGATCTCGGACAACAACTTCTCCTACCTGGGAGTGGGCCGTAACTGGGTCAGCCTCGCCATGCTGGGAAACAAGAACACTGGGGTGTGGTCAGACAACAGCGGAGTAGCGTTTGCCTGGAGACTCGAACCCAGGATCTACCTGGATAACTCCGGCATTCACATGACGGGTAACAAGAAGTTCACAATGCCGGTCCCGAAGTTGACCAAGGAGAAGGGCATGTGGCTGTCCCACGCCTGTACCGAGTCGCCCTACGACGGCCTCGAGTACTGGGAGAACCTGAGGCTGGACGACTCCGGGCACACCTCGTGGGCGTTGCCGGACTACGTGCCCCTGATCGCCTCTCCCAAGGCCCCGTGGGTCGTCTTCGCCTCGGGCACCGCTACGGCGACGCTGGACAAGTCCAACCCAGACGAGTGGGTGGTGCGGGTCTCCGGAGACCCTGGCGCGGCCGTAGACGTCCTTGTCAAGGGCGCCCGCATGGTCGACTTCGGGGACGTGGATGAGGATGGCGAGCCGATCCTGCGGGACGACTCCCGAAAGTCTCGGTGGGAGCTTCCACCCAACCCTAACGGGGGCGGGGACCCCGGCGGAGATGAACCAGCCTCGGGGGACGACATGTCCCTGCCCGGCACGTACTATGGACCTGTACCTCGCCCAGAAGATTGGAGCAATGACAATGGAACCGCAGAGTAGCCAGGTCGACGCGCTCGCCGTGATCGACGCGCTGACGATGGAGATCGCCGCCCTGACCCGCAGAGCCGTGGTGGCTGAGCAGCAGGTAGCGGCCCTCATGGCCGAGAAGAGCGAGAGCAAGGAGAGCAAGTGACCGTAGGATCCGTTACCGCCGAGATCGCCCGTCGCATCTGCGACAGCGAGAACGTCGGCTACAGCCAGCCCGAGCGCCGGTCGTGGTACGCCGCGGCCGACGCCCGCGGGCGCGTCTCCAGCCCGCAGAACGCGGACTGTTCGTCCCTGGCGTGTGGTGCCATCTCCTATGGCATCCATCACACCTACGGTGTGCCGTGGGGACATGCCGCCCTCCTGGAGATCAACGACTACTGGACCGGCAACATGCGTGCCGGGATGGAGTCGCACGGCTTCAACGAGGTCCACTGGTCAGACGAGAACCTCACGCCCGACGGCGGCTTCCAGGTGGGCGACATCATTCTGTCGGCCGCTAACGAGGGCGGCGTCGGCCACGTCGTGGTCGTCGTCGAGAGTGGCAGCGACCCGCTCGTGTCCGAGGCGTGGATCGCTGAGGACGGGAGCATAGACGGCTACGCCGGCGACACCACGGGCCAGGAGACCCGCACCGTCCGCTACAGCAGCCACCCGCACACCCAGCGCGGCGCGTGGACATCCTGCCACCGCTTCAACGAGGCGAAGTTCCTCCAGCAGTGGCCTCAGTTCGCCAAGTGGAAGGCGTCGGCTCCGGCCAAGCCGGCCGCCCCGGCCGCCCAGACGGCCGCGCCGCAGCACGCTCACGGGATCGACATCTCCAGCCACCAGGCCGGCCTGAACGTGGCAGGGATCTGGGCCGACTTCGTCATCGTCAAGGCGACCGAGGACGACGACTACGCCAATCCGTACATGGTCTCCCAAGCCAACGCGACGCTTGCCGCCTCGAAGCGCCTGGGGTTCTACCACTTCGCCCGCCCAGGTGACGCGGCTGCCCAGGCCAGGTACTTCGTATCCGCCGTCGGCTCCCTCCGCAGCAGGGCCACCCTGTGGCTCGACTGGGAGGACAACGCCGTCGCGCAGGGCCCCTCCTGGGCGAAGACGTTCCTGGACACCGTGAAGTCCCTGACCGGCTCAACGCCGGGCATCTACATGAACGGCAGCGCCGTGAACGGCTACGACTGGTCTGCTGTGGCCTCCCAGTACCCGCTCTGGTACGCGGGTGGTCCGAACTACTCGGACTACGGGCAGCCCTACTCGGACCCGGCCGTGCCTAATGTCTCCTACTGGGGTCAGCCGCTCATTCACCAGTACACCGAGGACGGCAGCCTGCCAGGCTACTCGGGCACGCTCGACCTGAACCGCCTGCGCGACCGCTCAGCATGGGACCGGATGATCAACGGCGGAGCAGTCACCTCCGCACCCGCAGCTCCCGCAGCCTCGGCCACGCCGTCGGCGAGCCCCTACACCGGCAAGAAGAACAAGTCCGACGGCCAATCGGAGCTGATCTGCAACGGGGTCTTCGGGATCGCTACGATCGGGCGGCTCCAGCAGGTCATGGGGACCCCGATCGACGGCGTCCTGAACGAGGACGGCAGCCCCGCCGTCTCCAGGCTTCAGGCGTTCCTGAACGCCGCCGTCCCGGCGTCCACTCAGACCGCCTTGAACGACTCGCCCCGCCTGGCTGAGGACGGAGTCCTCGGAGAAGCCACGTGGAGGACGCTCCAGTTCCTCATCATGGCCTGGCACAAGGAGTACCTGCCACAGGGGTGGGACTTCGCGGACTGGGTCGACGGGGAACCCGGCACTGCCACGATCGGCGCTCTCCAGCGCGCTCTCAACAACTCCAAGGCCGGATCCCGGAGGCTGTGGTGAGGTCGTGACATCGTCGTGACCTATAGAAAGCTCACAGACTCATAGGGATACACTAAGGGCGGGGACTCACGAGGTCCCCGCCCTTACCTATGGAAGGAGAACATGTGAAGTACGCAACCGCGACGTTCTGGGAGGGCCTGGCCGAGCGCGCCATCTCCACCTTTGCGCAGTCCCTCGTGGGCGCCTTCGGTGTCGGCACCTCGCTCTTCGGCCTGGACTGGAAGGGCGCTCTGGGCATCGCCGGAGCGGCCGCCCTGGCCTCGGTCCTGAAGTCGTTCTCCCTGCCCGAGGAGACCGACCGCGCCGTGGCCTCGGCCGAGGTGGAGGCCTACAACCCCCGCCACGCCTCCGGCCTGGCCGACTGAGGTAGTCCCGTGGATTCAGCAGGGCAGTCCTCGCCGATCCTCGCAGTGCTCGCCTCGCCGGAGGTCATCACGGCGGGGACGGCCCTGCTGGCCGCACTCCTCGCCTGGCTCAGGGTCACGATCAACAAGCAGCAGCAGCGCCTGGAGGAGAGGATGACCCGAATGGACGCCCACGTCGTGAGAGCGGCAAACGCAGCCGAGTCGGCCTCGGAGGGCGTCCACAACAACCACAGCGAGAACCTGCGAGACGACCTCGACTCCAAATTCGGACAGGTTCTCGACGGGCTGGCCCGCCTGACCGCGTTGGTCGACGACCTCCGCGAGTCGGACCGGCAGCACGACGCCCGCATGGCCCGCCTGGAGACGCAGATCGAGGGCGTCCGCAATGACGCCCGTACTGATAGGTCCCACCTATACACGGAGGTCCAATCATTACATGATCGTATTGATAGGGTAAAGTCTGAGACGAAACCGTTACGTCAGGAGCCCAGATGACCTCCCCCACCGCAACAATCACCGGCCGAGTCGTAGGCCCTGACGGTCTGGGGCGCCTGGGCCGCCTCATCCTCACCCCCACCAGTCTCAGCGCCCCTCTCCCGGACCGGGACGTCGTCGCGGGTCGAGCCTCGTTCCGCCTCGACACTGACGGATATCTAGTAGGCCCGGCCGGCCGGACGGTCACTATTTCCCCCGGAGACTATGAGATAGATCTCAATATCCCCGGAGACTCTGGCGTCCACCTGCGCCGGCGAGTAACGCTCTCCTCGGGCCAGACCTTCACGCTCGCGGATCTGCTGTCGGGGACCTATACCCCTCCCCGGCCACCCACGCCACCCACTCCCCAGCCGCCGACAGACGGAATCCTGACTCCGGGCGGTCACGAGGTCCGCCACTCCGGCGGCCTGGACGCCCTGGAGGCCGTCAACCCGGTCGAGGTCGTTGACCTCGGGGACGGGGTCCTCACCTGGCGAAAGATTGACGACGGGCTGGTCCGTCCAGACGGTCGAGGTGTCCAGGATGCGGACACTCCGGGTATCCTTGAGGCTATGGATAAGGCCTCGGTCATAGACCTTGGCAATGGAGCACTCACCTGGAGGTAGACGGCTATGGCCGATCTCACATGGTACAGCCGCGAGGGCGCGGACCAGCGCTTCCTGACGAAGAGCGAGGCCTCCGGCCTGGCCTCGAAGGAGGAGAGCACTCAGGGCGACGTCTCCCTGGGCGAGCGGATCGACGCCGTTAAGGCTACGGCTGAGGCGGCCCTGCCAGCGGCCACCGCCGCCACCACCTACGCCACGAAGGCCGAGCTCGCCCAGGCTCAGCTGGGCGGCGGCGGCCAGGCTCCTGACCTCTCCGGACTCGCGACGAAGGCTGAGGTGCGGGCCGCCGACACGGCCCTCGGCCAGCGCATTGACGCCTCCGCAACCAAGGCCGAGCTGGGAGACTACCTGCGGAAGACCGACGCTACCAGCACCTACGCCACGAAAACTGAGCTGGAGCAGGTCAAGAACCAGCAGGGCGGCGGATCTCCCGCCCCGTCCCCGGCTCCTGCCGACGCCCCGCTCGCAGCGCTCCCGCTCCGTGCCGGGCAGGGAGTCCCGACCGTCGGGTTCTTTGGTGACTCCTGGAGCACCGAGAGCACTATGGGGCAGGGCTTCAACCTGCCGTCCGTCGTGTCGCGCGCGCTGGGCTGCGTTCCGGCGTTCAGCGCGGTAGACGGCTCCGGCTTCGGCTACTCGGCCTCGGGCCGTGACGGCTTCGAGGTGGACTCCCGCGTCAACGCCGTCTGCGCAGCCGCTCCGAACCTCATCGTCACCATCGGCTCCCTGAACGCCGACAAGGTGATCGACAACGGCGACGCTACCGGCTCGGCGATCACGGAGGCCGTGAAGTCGTTCATCTCCAAGGTCCGCGCCAAGCTCCCCAACGTGCCGATCGTCGTGCTCGGCCCGCAGCCGTCCTCGGTGGCCCGCCTCCAGTCCCGCTCCGCCCACGTCAACGTCGAGGCGACGAAGGCCGGCGTGATTGCCAGCGGCGGGCTCACGGCGGGCATCGCCTTCGTGGACTGGCTCGGCGTGGTCGACAGCCAGGCGGTGCCGTGGCGTGACGGCCGTGTGTGCGCTACAGGCGACGTGGTGATCTACAACGGAGTCGCCTACCGGGTGACCCGGGCCTGGGTGCCCGTATCCGGTCAGACTCCGCTCTCGTCAGACGCCCCCGTCGTCCAGGTGTCCGACGTCCTGTCCGGTACTGGCAACTCCGGCGCGGCCAAGGGCGACGGCACCCGCGACACCCTCCTTCTGAGCGACGATACGCACCCGACCAAGATGGGCGCGGCCGCCTTCGGGGCCGCCGCTGCGAAGCGGATCGCCGACGCTGTGGCCTCCCTGGCCTCGTGGGCCAAGGCCCATGGGCCAGTCGTCCCGGCCGCGCCCGCAGCTCCGCCTACCCCGCCGCCGGCTCAGGGCGATGGCCTGCCGGTAATGGCGTGGCTCTCCGGCGGGTGGGGTACCGCTGACCGGGTCGGCTACTCGGCCGCGGACCTCAGCGCTGTCGCCGCCCTGAAGCCCTCCCAGGTGGCCCTCCCGATCCAGAACACCGTCGACACGGCCGACGCCGCTGTCGCTATCCCACCGGCCGCTAACGACAACATCGGCACGAGTCGGAAGTTCTCGGACAGTTCGCTTCAGGGGCTACGCAATCTCGGTATCGACGTGTCGGGCATGGTTGAGGCGATCGACGCGCTCGAGGCCGCCGGCATCGAGGTCCTGCCGAACGTCCGCAACGGACTCTCCGACGCGGCGGCCGCGTGGTACAAGTCCTCGGACGGGAAGATCCACACCCTCCTCGGCAAGCGGGTCGGGAAGACGTACCAGTCGATCCACGGCCGCGGGCAGTCCAAGCTGCACGGCATCATGAATACCGAGTACCCGACGTTTACCCGCGTCGTGGACGCTACGGACGCCACAGCGGACTGGATGCTCACGGACACGGTCAAGGACGCCCAGAAGGGCATCCTGTCGGCCTCCAAGGCCGGCGCACCGGTGTGGAGAGCCGCCAAGACGACCTTCCCTGACGGCGTGTGGGTGCTCGTCGAGTCCAAGGACGAGCAGGAGACCGCCAAGAGCGCCGCCCAGGCGGCCGGCGTGACCATCGTCGGCTGGGCCGTGCCTACGGCTGAGGCTCTGGCCGCTATCAAGGGCTGACGGCACGACAAGGCTCCCGCTTGTACCAGTCCGGTTACAAGCGGGAGCCTTAGCGTTTCAGGAGTAGAGCTCCCAGGACGATGCGTTCCCGTCCCGGGCCTCGAAGGTGAGGATGGCGGGCTTGGTGGAGTCCCCGGAGATGTTCGTCCACCAGTCTGAGCCGCGGTCGGCGGAGGGGCAGGAGATGATCCAGCGTGCGTCCCCGACCTGGCGAACGCCGAAGTTGTGCCAGTGCCCGTGCACTAAGATCCGGGCGTCGTAGAGGCCGCTACGGCGGCCGAACGCTAGGTCCCTGAACCAGGTAGGCACCTTGCTCTGCGAGCCCGCCAGATGGCCGTGCGTGAAGCCTATGCGGGTGCCGTCCGCGGCGTCCACGGTGACGGCCTCCTCCCACTTCTCGGGCCGGTGGAACGACACGTGCTCAAAGCCGGAGCGGTCCTCCAGGATGTCCTCGATGTTGTGGGAGATCATGATGCCGAAGTCGTCGTCCGGTGCGTTGGCGCGGCTGCTCTTCCCCATGCCGGTCCGCACCGCGCAGTGGTTGGACGGGACCGCAACGTAGTACATGGAGCTGCACAGCGGCGCGAACGTGCGGAGGGCCTCGGCATAGAGACGCTGCACGGTGCGGATCTGGTCGGTGAGGCTCAGGTCGTTGGTCTGGGCCTGGGCGGCCACGTTCCAGAAACCCTCAGTGCTGTCTCCGACGTCGGCGAGGATGATGCGCTTGTAGGAGCCTCTGAAGCGGGTGTCGTCTGCGATGTCGTGGATAGCTCTACGGACGAGACGCACCGTATCCTCGGTGCCCCCGCCGCTGCCTGTCGCTCCCATCTGGAAGTCCGCGAGGCAGACCACAAGGGTGTCTTCGTAATCCTTGAGGATCGGTGCAGGCTTCGGCAGGAGGGGCTCCCGGAAGACCTGCTCCAGGTCCTCGTAGGAGAGGCGCTTGGCCTCCTCCATCTCGATGGAGCCGGGGCGGTACTCGATCTTCTCGTAACTGCCGTCGGCGAGGCGGACCGTCTTGCCGCGCTTCGTGATGGCGCCTACGGGAAGGTCGAAGAACTCGTCTCGGCTGAGCTCATCCCGGCTCTTGCGCTTCAGGGCGCGCCGGTGCCGACGCACGGTCGCCTCGGAGGTGTTGAACTCCTCGGCCAGGTCGATGTTCGTCTTTCGCTCCCTCTCAGGCAGCGCGTCGTTGGCGATGATCGCCTCATCCAGCGGGCTCATAGGTCTCCTATCGTGAGGTTGCTGGGAATGCTGAGGACAGTTTATCCCCCATCCCCAACCTTTTCCACAATCCCCGAACATATTGAGACTGGGTTGCGTAAATCACATACATGGACCTGGGCAGAGGTTGCCTTCGCCTCACTACTGACCTACAGTCGATGTAGGCCGAGATACGGCCAACCCAGTAGATAGGTCCCGCCATGAAGAATCAGTACGAGTACACAATCAACTCAACGGAAGACATCACTAGAGCTCTAACGGAGGCCGAGCACGAGGGGTACTGGCTCAATCACTACAACTCGGCCTTCTACCTCCGAGGCACCGCCGGCGAGCCCATCTCGGTAGATGACTCCCTGGCGCACCTCCACGTTGTGACCTACGGCCCCGCCCCGGTCTGGGTCGCTGGAGAGGGTGAGACGACCGTTATCGCCGAGGAGTCTGCGGTTGTATACGCCACGGAGGGCGGCGTTGTGGATGCTTACGACTCGGCCACCGTCTACGCCTACGATCGCTCCGAGGTGGTCGTCCAAATGAATGCGGCCGTATACGTAGCCTCAGACGACGCGGACGTCGAAGCCTGGGGAAACTCGAAGGTCTATCTCCCCGCTCCGGGCACGGCCGGTTCCGAGGCCCAGGTACGCCTTGAAAATGCCGCCCAGATCATCCGCGGCGTCGCGCCATCCGACGCCTCCGCCAACTGATAGGAATATCCAATGAAGTACGAACACATCATCAATTCAGGCGGCGCCGTAACAGTCGCCCGGAGCCAGGCCCTCGCGGAGGGTGTCGAGTTAACTTTCTACAACTCTCTGTTCGTAATCCGTGGGGAGGTAGGGCATCCCATACCCGTCGACAACCGTCTCTACAACCTGAACGTAATTGCGGAGGGTCCTGCGCCCGTGTGGCTATCCGGTGAGGCAACCCTCAGGGCCGAGGGATCGGTCGTCGTGCATGCCTCCGAGAACAGTTACGTGGAAGCCCGGGCCTCCTCCACGGTGTACGCGTACGGCAACGCCGTGGTGAGCGCCCAGGATGACGCAACCGTCTACGCCAGATCGGACTCGGTAACCGTTACTGCTACCGGGAGGACTAGAGTCTTCCTCCCCCAGAAGGGTCAACCTGGAGCTGAGGCTGCGGTCGACGGCTTGAAGGACTCGGCTACCGTGATCCAGGAGCAGGCCTAGATAGAACACACATCGACCGTCACTCCATCCCAAACTATAGGAGAATCCAATGACATCCCTCTCTACCAATCACCTCGCCTTCCCCGGCAACTTCAACCCGCTGACCGAGCGGCGCGTGACCGCACAGTCATGGGTCAACGCCCTCCGCCCCTACCTGCGCTACGTGAGCACTGTGACAAAAGACGACGCCCCAGCCGTCCTGGCGGAGAACGGCCATGACCTCGTGCTGACCCTCACCGAGTCCGACGAGAAGCGAGGCCGCTGGCCTCTGTGGACTATGGAGATCTACTCCCGCAGCAGCCGTGTCGAGTACTCATACAAGGTCGGCAACCTCCAGGACGTGCTAGTCTCTCTCCTGCACGAGATCTGACTCTCGCCCACCGCCTTTGGAGAGTCGGCCTGCGAAGGCAAGGACGCCGCCAGAAACCCTCGGATTGACTACCCGGGGGTTTTCTGTTGCCTAGATCACTCTCATAGATTTTGTGAGCCCTTCACCCGTCACCTCACAAAATGTAGGCTGTACCCATCACCCGGCGACGGCATCCGCCGTCCCAGATAGGAGCAGTCATGAGCATCATGGACCTGGAGAAGATTGTGGGCCGGGCCAGGAAGGCCGCCCAGGGCTCGCACACGCCCTGCGGCCCGATCACGTGGGTCTGGGGTAAGGAGGACCTTAAGGTCCTCCTCAAGGCCATCCGCGCCTCGCAGAGGGTCGTCATGGACCTCGAGACCACCGGCCTGGACGAGTACGCGGAGGCCGGCGGAGACACCAACGGCGGCTACCCCGCCCGGATCGTCCTGGCCTCCCTTACCCTCCCGAGCGCTGAGCGCGCCGCGGCCGGCGCCTACAACTGGCGCACCTTCGACGGCGAGCAGCCGATGACCTACCTCGTACCCCTCTCACACCCGGCCTCGCCGCTGCTCGGCGCGTGGAGAAAGGTCATGGCGATCATCGGCCGTGAGATCAACCGCAGCGGGAAGCCCTTCGTCAACGCGAACATCAAGTTCGACGCCCGCTGGGTTTTCGCCCAGGCCGGCGTGGACCTGTCCGACCGTATCGAGTGGGATACGACCGTATCGTCCCAGCTGGTGGACACCGAGGCCCGCACCCGTCTGAAGATTCGCGCCGCGCGCGACTTCGGGATCGAAGAGTGGGACGACTTCGACCTCAGCACTCCCGGCGCCGCCGAGCAGGTGGACCTGATCCAGCTCGGCGAGTACGCGGCGCGTGACACCTACTACACCTGGAAGATCGAGGAGGAGCACCGCGACCAGATGTTCCTCACCGGTGACGAGGAGCCCTTCGACTCCGACGACATCCAGATGGCCCGCCTGGGCAAGGTCGCCACCTGCGTCTCCATGCCTACTGTGAAGACCCTCACAAAGGTGGAGCAGAGGGGCTTCCTCCTCGACGTCGACTGGGTCCATGCCAAGATCGAGGAGATGGACTCCCTGCGCCTGAAGGCCTGCGAGGACATCCTCGGCCTGTACGGGACCGCCCCGGCGCCGGCTCCGGCGAAGGACGGCGTGACCACGGCGGCCACGTCGAAGTGGTTCCAGGGCTTCGTGGCTCAAGCCATCGAGGCGGGCGACCTGCGTGTGACGGCGCGCACGGACTCCGGAAACGCTCAGTGGAACAAGGCGGTCCTCATCGCCCAGCAGCGGCAGGGCAGCCCGGCCGCCGACGCGCTGCTGCGCCACCGTGACGCGACGAAGACGCTGGAGTTCCTGCGCTCCTGGCTGAAGCTCAAGGACCCCAACAACGTGATCCACGCCACCTACAACGTGGGATTTGTCCGCACGGGAAGATTAAGTTGTGCCTCCCCGAACCTCCAGCAGTGTGCAAGCTCACTAAAACCGGCCTTCATCCCCCGACCCGGTCACGTTCTGCTCGACCTCGACTACAGCCAGGTCGAGCTACGGGTGGCGGCTTTCATCTCGCGATCGGGGCCTATGATCGAGGCGTTCCAGCGGGGTGATGATCTTCACAGGCTCCTCGCCGCGAGGATCGCCGGCAAGGCGCCCGAGGACGTGACCTCGATGGAGCGCAAGCGGGCGAAGGCCGGCAACTTCGGCCTCCTCTACGGCATGAGCCCTGGCGGATTCCAGTCCTACGCCGCCACTGCCTATGACGTTTCTCTCACTTTGGCCGAGGCTCAGGCCGTCCACAGCGCATTCTTCGAGATGTGGGATGGCATGCGCCAGTGGCACGAGCGAGCCAAGCGCCGGGCCTACGAGCGTGGCTATGTGACGTCCCCCATAGGCCGCACTCAGTGGCTCAGCGACCTGTACTCGAAGAGCTCGTTTAAGTCCTCCCACGCTGAGCGCAACGCCCTGAACAGTCCCGTGCAGGGCTTCGGCTCGGACCTCATGCAGATGGCCGCTGCGTCGATCATGGGCACGCTGCCCGGCTACCCGCTCCCCCGCGTCGAAGGGGCGCATGTCGTGGCCACCGTGCATGACGAGATCTGCATCGAGGTCCCCGAGGACCGCTGGCAGGAGATCCTTATCGAGTGCAAGCGCCGGATGGAGGACGTCAACACGTTCCTGCGCCCGCTCGACTGCCAGATGGACGTGCCCGTAGTGGCAGGTCCCTCGGCCGGCACCCGGTGGGGCGTGCACGACCTGCACGATGAGGACGACCCGCTCCCAGCCGTCTGATTGAGACTTACGTCTCAAAACCTCAAAACCGGGAATACGTTGGAAACGCTGGGGAAAGTCCTGTATTCCCGCATTCTCGGAGACATGCATCACACTTTCACCCCACATCTCCTGAGACATACGTCTCAAAACTCAGAAATCGGGAATACGCAGTGATTGCAACGTATTCTAGCCTATTCCCAACTAGCCAAGAGACCTGCATCACACCACACTTTAGGAGACACCATGCGCAACGCGCTTCGTACCTACCCCGCCCGCAAGGCCACTATCCAGGGCCGCCCAGCCGTCCAGGTCAGGGACACGAAGAACGAGATCGAGTACTGGGTCGAGATCACCGAGGAGCCGGACGCCGGCGGCCGCTACCACGTCGTGAACCTCCTGTGCCGCCCAGACGAGGGCGTTCGCTTCCCCGACAGTGTCCCCCACAGGACCCTCTGTGAAATCGCCGCAAACGTGCTTGAGAGGGCCGAGAAGCCTGCACGAGGGGGCAACCAGTACCGAGGGGCGCCCGTCGAGACGCTGCGGACCATGATCGAGGAGGGCAAGACCCGCACCGACATCGCCAAGGAGCTGGGCCGCAGCATCTATACCGTGGACTCCTGGCTACGCAGGGCTCGCCGTATCGACCCGACCTTCCCAGGCACGATGACGAGGGGCGGGACACGCCGCCCGGCCCGCAACAAGACCCCCTACCGACGGGCTCCGAGGGACGCCTGAGCCCCGGATCGGAGGGCCCCAGCCATCGCGGCTGGGGCCCTTTTGTGTGCCCTGAATCACTCCCCAGGCCGCCTGTCCGCATGCTGAGACAGGTGTCCGCATAGTGAGACAAGTGACGCCGGTCACGCCCTTTCAGCCCTTCCGCAGCCTCCCGTCTCACATTCTGGACACATGTATGCTGGTTGTATGGAGTCATACGGTTTGCCCCGCAAAGTTTGCACTTTTGCGCTATTGCTGGGGTTCATCGGCGTGTCGGACCGTATTCCCAAATCGGCCTGTGATGAATATCCCACTTTTACGGGCCTATTCCGTGAACAACATCATCGTTTTGCGCTTGAATTCCGCCCCGGAATTTGCCATCATGCGCGCCCGCGCGCGCCCACACACACTCGCGCCCCCGGGTCTCCTCCCTGACGAAGTCAGGGGGGAGGAGACCCGAGGGGCGCTCGTGTTGTGTGGGTAGTGGAATATATGTATATATGTGACCTGGGCCACTCCGTTGCCGGTGCCGGTTCCGCACCCGTTGCCGGTTCCGACCCGACCCCTCGCTCCGCTGCGCTGCGCTTCGGGGTCGGGTCTTTGAACCCCGGTTCGAACCGCGGCCGTCGCAAGCGCCTGGGAGGCTCGCCCCTGCGGTGTCCCCGCGAAAGGCGCTGCGGCGCTGGGGCGCCGGTCGCCCGCGGGTCCTCGCAGGTTCTCGGCTCCCCGGCGGAGAGGCTTTCCTCGGGTCGCCGTGTTGAGGCTCGCTCCGCTGCGCTGCGCTCGGTCAACACGCCCGCCCCTCGGGCCTCTCAGCGACCTCGGACTCCGACGGCGGTCAGTCCCGAACAGCCTTCGATCCAAGGCTTGGACGTACCCGCCACCGCACCTTCGTGCCGGGGAGAGGCCCGTACATGCCCCTCAGAGGCCGTGTAAGCCCTTCTGAGGGACTTTTACCCCGTCCCCGCACTCCCGGAGGGGTACGGCCCTGAAAGGCGCTCAGAATGGCTTAGAACGCCTCAGAGGAACTCCGGCGCCGGCCCGCGGCGGGCAGTGCCGGCCCACACACACACACACCTTCGTTCCGGGAGGGCCGCGCCACCCGCCCCGCGCAAATGTGACGACACTCACGGCAGGAAATCTCATTTCGACTTGCGCCCGCCCCCCGGGGATGTGGTTTAATAGTTCCAGCGCCGCCGAGGGAGCGAAACTCCTAGGACCGGCCACCGCGATTCAGCGGTGGAAACGGCCCGGTTCTAACTGAGTGAGGAACTAACCCGAGGCGGGGCGATACCCGGTAAGCCGGGAGGCTTTGCGAGTACGCGATGGCCTGGACGGACGGGGCAGCCTCGGAGGATCAGCCGAGGGCCCTAAGCCAAGTCGACCACCGCTAGAAGGCTCGCAGGGCTCGGACAACTGGATTCCGCTAACCATCTTTACGCAGCGGAGGAATGGACCTCGTAGGCCCTCACACCAAACCTGGCTCGTAGTCGGGGAGGACACCGCGGTTGGAGTCTCCAAAGTGGGCGGAGGGGGAGCACGGGTTGAGAGCCCGTCCGGTATCGGTAAACTCGCGCTGCCGAGCGACGAGGTGACGAGCCGGACGACCAGCTCGAAGCGTGCTCACGGCGTCATCGACAGGTCCCGAGACGTGGGGGGAAGCTGCTCGCAAGGGTTCCCCGCTGAAACGCTTCCTCGGTATTCCCATGTAAAACGGCCCCTTACGAGCGCTTCATCATCACTGTCGAGCTCGGGCGGGGTACGGGACTTGAGAACATCGAGCGAGGGGAACTGCCTCTGCGGGACCGTGCGAATGCGTGATGGATCAATCGGCCGCGTATGCAGGACCTGAGACACAAGATTCGCCCGGACGTCTAGTCAACGTCCCATGAGCCTTCGTAAAGAATGGACTTACCAGCCGCGGGACGCGGCAACCGCCCGGCCACCTAGGCCCTCGGAGCCTTGAGGTTCCAATACCCTTCGGGTAGTGTATGCGGGGCATACACCCGACAGAGGAGATGACATGCCCCGCCCCAGCAAGGACAAGCTCGTTCCCTACGTGGACGACCGCCCAGACCTCGACCAGCGGTTCGCACCGTTGGATGCCCCCACATCGATCGACTTCGGCCGGAAGCCGGGTGACCCTTCCGGACCTCGCAAGTCGGTCAGCTTCAGGATGAGGGAGGCTACCTGGGACCGCGTCGTCCGCCGGGCAGAGCGCCAGGGCCTTCAGCCCAGGATCGTCCTAGCGCGCCTCATGGAGGCGTACGGGAATCGCGAGCTAGATCTGGCTCCACACCCTTCGGGGATCAAGGTGACTCCCCATCGGACCACCTTCACCAATCCAGACAACCCCTCGAACCGGTGACCGGCTGACTACCGGTCACCGGTTTCAGGGCATCTGCCTCCACTGTCCCACCTAGCGACTTACCCAGGACCCATGAGCACAACTGAGCAGCATAACGCGGCCGTCGTCGAGGCGGCCCTTGACGCGTACCGTAGGGGACTAACGCCTCTGCCCATTACTCGTCACTCCAAGAGCCCCACGATGGCCGGCTGGACGAAGCTCCGCTGGCCGGACCCCGCGATCGACACCGGCGAGGGCGAGGACGCCGTCCGCGCCGCCTTCGAGGAGTACACGGCGGGCGGATCGACCAACCTCGGCATCCTCCTCGGCGAGGCCTCAGGCGACCTGATCGACGTCGACCTCGACCACCCCGCCGCGGCGCGGCTGAAGTCGTACCTGCTGCCCTACACGGCAGCGGTCCACGGCCGCGAGACGTCCCGCAAGTCGCACTACTGGTACCGCGCCAAGCCTGGCACCCTGCCGGCGACCCGGCGCCTGCGCATGCCCGACAAGTCGGGCCGAGGCTCCGGCGTGTCAGTCGAGATCCGTGGTAACGGGGCCCAGACCCTCGTGCCGCCCTCGATCCACCCCACCACGGCCGAGACCTACGAGTGGGAGGGTGAGCCTTGGGGCGGCGCCGAGGGCCCCGCCGTCGTGGACGGCACCGAGCTCCTGGCCCAGGTCGTCCTCCTCGGGCTGTGCTCCGTCCTGCTGGACTCGTGGCCGGGCCCGGGCCAGCGCCACGACGCCTACGTCGCCCTCGCCGGAGGCCTCCTTCGCTACGGCGACTCGCAGACCGTGCACCCGTTCTGGGAGCGCAACGCGGGCCTCGTCATCCGCACCCTCGCCCTGGCCACCCACGACGAGGACGGGGCCGAGCAGCGCGAGCGTGAGGCGATCTACACTACGAAGCGCCGCCTTCGGGAGGGCGGGGAGGCCACCGGCTTCACCCGCCTGGCCGAGTACATCGGGGAGGAGAGCGTGCAGCTCGTAGAGCGCCTCGTGCGCGACGCTGAGGCCGTGGCCGGCTTCGTGCCGGACGTGGCCGGCGACGTGCCGGGATGGCAGCCGCCATGGGCACGGCAGTGGGACGGCCTGACGATCGAGCTCGACGACTCGGCTCCGGGGCCCGAGTTCGTCGAGGCCGGTGACGCTGAAGGGCCCCGTTCGCTCGGGGCTCTCCTCCCGGAGCACGGCGTTGGGGGGGACGGAGTCAAGGAGGAAGGTCCCGATGAGGGCCCCTGCGAGGACTTGGACCCCCTGGACGCGCGCCCGTCGTCCTGGAGCCCCGTCGACCTGGAGCCGTACCTGACGGGGAAGCTCACCGTCCCGGACCCGGAGGTCTGCCGCCGCAACGACGGCGCCTGTCTCATGTACCGGGGCCGCGTGAACATGCTCTTCGGCTCCTCGGAGTCGGCGAAGTCGTGGATCGCCATGGCGATCTGCCTCCAGGAGATCGAGGCCGGCGGCCGCGCCCTGTACCTCGACTTCGAGGATGAGCCTGTCCAGACGCTCAACCGCCTGCGCCTGCTGGGCGCCGTGGACGACGACCTTCGGGCCCAGTTCTCCTACATTCGCCCCGAGGGCCCCCTGGCCGACATGCAGCGCAACAAGTGGGGCAAGGACCAGCCGACCAAGTCCGGCGAGTTCGCCCAGGATCAGTTCGACATGGCCCTGACCTCGCTCGACCCGGACATCATCGTGGCCGACGGTATGACGGCGCTCTACGGCCTGCACGGACTGGACGCGAATGACGCCGTCTCGACGGACGTCATCACGTCGTGGCTGAAGCGGCTGACCCGCAACGGTCGCTCGACGGTGATCATCATCGACCACCAGGCCAAGAGCGCCGAGAAGGGCTCCATGCCCATCGGCTCTCAGCACAAGGTCGCCATGGTGCAGGGGACCCTGCTCCAGGTGTGGCCGATCAAGCAGCCCATGCCCGGCGACGTCGGTGAGATGGAGCTGGTCGTGCTGAAGGACCGGCCCGGCCAGGTCCGTGCCCACTCCCAGAAGACGGGCGGGCGCGGAAAGGCTCAGGTGGCCGGCGTGGTCACGCTCGACAGCCGCACCGAGGGGCGTTCGTCCCTCGTCATCACTCCCCCGCGGCGCACTCCCTCAGGGGGTGGCGGCGTCCTGAACGCCGAGGGCGGGGACGTGAACGACGTTGAGCGTCGCGTGGAGCTGGACTTCACCGACATGTCCAAGATGATGGAGAAGATCGCCCAGCGCCAGGACGACGAGGACACGGTGATCGGGGCGTTCCGCGGCGAGATCGGCACCCAGATGAACTCTCGGGAGCTGTACGACATCATCGATCCGGACCTGCCTAGGTCGCGTACCAAGGCCGCCCTGGGCCGGCTGATCTCTCGAGGATGGATCATGTCCGCCGGGGATCGCGGCGGACACCGGTACACCTTGATCGCCGTCGGCGAGGACGGCCCTGCGGAGCGGAACCTGGACGACGAGGAGAGTGAGGACGCCGGTGCGTGACTTCGACAAGCTTCCCCTGCTGACGCCTGAAGAGGCGTTCGAGAGGGCGTGGGAGGAGGGCGGCTCGGCCCACCCCGTGTTCGATCGCGGATACCGTGTGCGGGGCCTGAATGACTGGAAGGCGATCGAGACCCTGCTACGACAGAACGACGTCCCCGACATCACCGTCGCGTCATTCGGCCTGAAGAAATTCGAGGAGATCCTTGACGCCATTGCCATGCTGCACTCTCGCGGCTGGCATCTTTGGCAGACGTCGGCGAATGTCTACGTCGACGGGGAGCGGAGGATCGTACAGGCGATCCGAGCCTATTACAGCGGAGATTAAGCCCCCAATCGGAGCAATTTCAACGGAATCTACCCCAGTGACGCAAGTCACTGGGGTAGACCTTTACGGGGCTTGCATCGCAGCATAAGCGCTGCGTAGTCTTGAGCCATCAAAGAAACGACCGCGAAAGCGGAAAGGAGAACTGAAATGGCACGCAAAGGCTCCATGCGGGAGCAGCGCAAGCGCTGGGCGAAGTGGGAGGCGTACCGCAACGAGATGTACGTGACCGACGAGAAGGCCCTCGCCCGCGCTTACCGGGAGTACAGTCTGACCGGCGTCCTGGAGGACCCGTGGACCGGCGACCGGTACTGCCCCTCCTGTGAGAAGCCCGAGCAGTACTGCGACTGCGGCACGGCGGCCTGACCCGGCATCTGATCACCGATCCCTATCAATCCACACCACCTATAAGGAATCACCATGAGCCCTAAGCCCGGAACCTACTCACTGACCTCACCCAACGCCGTCCATGCCAACCACGCCATCAGGCACGCCTACTGGGCGCTCGGAGCCACGATCGCCGTCATGGTCCTGCATACCCTGTCCACGGCCGACGGCCTCCTCGACATCGTGTGGGGAGCCTGGATGCTCTTCGAGTCCGTGCAGATCGTCCGCTACGGCGTCAAGGCGATCAAGGCCGGCATTCGGGACCGCAGGGTCCTGGCCTTCTCGATCCGCGAGGGAGCCTTCGTCTCGGTACCTGAGGAGGAGTACCTGTGAGAACACTACTGAGAGCTATCGCATTCATCATCAAGACCTATAGGAGGAGGCCGAGGTGAGCCGGCACGTCGTCAGTGCGGAGGAGATCATGCGCCGCGTGAAGGCCTCCCCTGGAGGAGACATCAGGGACTCCGACATCCAGGCCGTCAAGGGCAAGAAGCCGATCGACTACGTCCCTAGCCGGCGTGTCGGCCGTAACCGAACCAAGGCCGAGCTCGTCGGGGAGTACGTCCGCTACCTGACCGACATCCACGAGCGACGTAAGGACCTGCTGAGGATCCCGAAGGAGAAGCGGCAGGCACACATTCTCGCCGAGGCTGAGAAGGCCGCGGCACTGCACCTGAGAGAGAACCCATGAGCACCTACCCCTACGATATCGACAACGACAGCGCCGACTACTCACGGGTGCAGGCCCTGGGGAAGTACATCTCGCTCAAGCGGGGCAGCGACATCATCGCCGACGCGATCATCTACCATGGCGACTGCTGGTGGAAGGTCCTCGGGAACGGGACCACGATGGAGAGCGAGATCCTGTACGCCGAGAAGGCTGGGAGCCTCGAGGGCAGCGCCGAGGAGGTCAAGATCCCCGTCGACGAGTGCGAGGTGTATCCGTCCATCCGGGAAGGCGCCCCGCTTCAGTTTCAGAACGGCTCCCTCCTGAAGGAGTTCTGGCCCTGCTGCGGCCTGATCTACGTCAAAGATGCTCGCCGGAGATCTACGCAAGCTGATGAGAACGAGAAGGTCTTCGGCATCTTCGCGCTTCACTACGACTCTGACGGGGACCCCTACTACTACCCCGTCGATCAGGATATGCAGCCCGGAGTCGCGTCCGACTGGCTCCTCGACCCCAAGTATGACCTCATTCTCGACTGGGATCCGATCGACGTGGCCGACCTGCTGAGCCGGATGCGGGGGGAGGCCTCGGATGATTAAGTTCGAGTTCGGCGGGCCTCCCCGCTTCGCCCACCAGAAGCGTGGCCTGGCCAAGCTCATCGCCTGCGGCGGCGTCGGCGCCCTCCTCATGGAGCCGGGGACTGGGAAGACCGCGGTCACGCTGGACTACTGCTCCCTGCTGGCACTGTCCTCGCCGCGGCGTGAGGCTCGCGTCCTCGTGATCGGCCCTCTCGCCGCCGTCGACCAGTGGGCGCTCCAGGCCCCTAAGTGGGTCAGCCCTCAGGTCAACGTCTGGGCGGAGGCCCTGGGCGGGTCAGTCATGCAGCGTGTTGAGGCCCTGCGCTCCCGCGGCGGTAAGGACGTCGCCAAGCCTACTGGTGGCAAGGGCCGCGGCGCTGGGGACAACGTTCGCTCCCTCCACGCGAACCGCTCTTGGGCGCTGGCCGCCCGCCGTGACGGCGTCGAGCTGGACCGGAAGATGGCGGCCAAGGCCGGCCCGGAAGTCCTGGGCAGCTCCAAGCCGCGTCTCGTGATTGAGGCGATCAACCTGGACACCCTGTCCCAGCGCCGGCAGGTCGGGTCCAGGACGATGGCCGACGTCGTGCTGAGCGCCGTCACCGACTTCGATCCCGACCTCGTAGTGATCGACGAGATGCACAAGATCAAGTCCGTCTCCTCCAACGCGTCCCGCCTTGCGGGACGGATCGGTTCCCGCGTCGAGCGCCGGATCGGCCTGACCGGGACCGTCATCCCGCACTCCCCGCTCGACGTCTACGCACAGTGGAGGTTTCTCGACCCCAAAGCCTTCGGCCGGGTGCAGCCGAACGGCGAGCGCCGCGTGGCGACGTTCAAGCACTTCAAGGAGGACTACGCTGAAATGGGCGGCTACATGGGGCACGAGGTGGTCGGCTTCAAGAACCTGGACCGCCTGGAGGAGATCATGGGCGAGCGCTCATCGGTCGCCATCAAGGAGGAGTGCCTGGACCTGCCCGACGCCGTCGATACGGTCCTCCCTGTTGCCCTGAGCCCGAAGGAGCTGAAGGCGTACGAGGACATGCGCACGCAGCTCCAGGTCGAGTTCCGTGAGGAGGACGACACGCAGGAGGCCGACGGCGGGGACGCTGCCACCGCGGCCAGCCGTTTGGTCCGCATGACCCGCCTGAGGCAGATCACGGCTGGCCACCTGCCGGACGATGAGGGGCAGGTCCGAGAGATCGGCCGGTCCAAGGCGAAGACCATCGCCTCCCTCATCCACGACACGCTGGAGGACGAGAAGCGCATCGTCGTCTTCGGGACGTTCACCCGCGAGCTCGCCGCGCTGGAGGAGGAGATCGCCGACAAGCGGACCACGGTCCTGCGGATCGACGGCTCCACGAAGCCGGAGGACCGGCTGAAGATGCGCCAGCGCTTCGGGTCCGACGACCCTGCCCGGCTCGTCATCGTCGCTCAGATCAAGACGCTGTCGGTAGCGGTGAACGAGCTGGTCACCGCTCGGAACGCGATCTTCGCCTCCCTGCCTTGGCAGCGCGACGACATCGTTCAGGCCCGCGACCGCCTCAACCGCCTCGGCCAGAAAAGCGCAACCACGTTCTGGTACGCACTTGCACCGAACACTGTGGACGACCTAGTCTTCCAGGCCTATCAGGACCGCACGGACCTGGAGAAGGCCCTTATGAGTCACATCTACAACGATAGGTAAGAGCAATGAGTCCCACCCAGTGCCCCGAGAAGGACGTCATCACGGCCGAGAAGGCCACCTACTCCTCGCTGACCCTCCACCGCCGCTGCCCTCAGGCGTGGAAGTACCGCTACATCGACGGCCTGCGCAGGGCCCGGTCCGAGGTCACTCCCGCTCTCGACTTCGGGTCGTGGTTCCACGCCGTCCGCGCCGCCGACCGGCTGGCCAAAGGCCGAGCCGAGGGAACTTTGAAGGTCGAGCTCGAGGAGATCCAGACCACGGACACCGGTCCCACGTTTCCCGGCACCGTCTCGCCGGATGAGATCATCGCAGCCTCCCAGGACTACTGGGACAGGCTCGGCGAGACGGTCCGGGAGACCTGGATTGAGTGGCTAGGACAGCCCCTCCCCGACCGCCTCACCCACGTCTATACCGAGTGGAAGGAGCGTTGGGCCGAGGAGTCGGAGAACGAGGCCGTCATCGCCGTCGAGCAGCGCTGGGAGCGCGAGATCCCGGGGATGGGGGTTGTCCTGTGGGGGTACGTGGACGAGGTCTACCTGGATCGTAAGCGCGGCATCGTCGTGGTGCGAGACTGCAAGACGTCCGGCACACTCGGTCAGGTCACGGGCCTGGACGAGATGATGGACAGCCAGGTCCAGCTCTACGCGTGGGGACTGTCCCCGGACTGCCCCAAGTGGGGCCTCCCCGCCCCGCGCGCCGTTGCCTTCGACCGAGTACGGTCCAAGGCGCCGAAGACGCCTCGGCTCACGAAGGCCGGCAAGCTGTCCGCCTCGGTCAAGGACTACGACCTCCGTACGTACCTGGAGTGGTGCGCCGACGGCGTTTTCTTCGAGGGGATGAAGAGGGACGGGAGCGCCGCGGGGACCTACACGGCCGAGGAGGGCGAGATAGAGCGCCTGACCTCTCAGCAAGTCGTCTCCCAGTGGTTCGCCCGTCACCTGACCCCGATCAGCCCGCACCTGGTCCGCTCACACCTTCGGGCCGCGGCCGACACGTGCTCGGACATCTCTAGGACGCGGGTCCGTGCGGACCTGCGTGGAGAGGCGCCCCGCAACTTCGGGAAGGCGGCTTGCCAGTTCTGCGAGTTCGCCGACCTGTGCCGTGCGCAGATGGTCGGGGGACCTGGCGGGGAGTACGCACCGGAGGAGTACGGCCTCCGATACCGTGACCCGTCTAACAGCGGCCGGTAGCCTTCCAGGCTTGCAATGCCCGCCCGCATACACCTACAGTTAAGTCATCCACCCAATAGCGGAAGGAAATTCAATGACCAGTTTTGCCGGCGTCAACATCGTTGACGTTGAGGAGGAGGCGGCCGACTACGGCCGGTGGCTGATCCTAGGGGCACCCGGCTCAGGAAAGAGTTCTCTGGCCTCCACGGTCGCCACGATGGGCAAGACATTGTTCATCGACCTGCCCGGTGAGAAGGGCACGCAGTCCTTCAAGAACGCCCCCTACGCCAAGAACATCGATGTGGTCCGGCCCGAGAGCGTCACCGCTCTCGACGACATCTTCTGGAGCTTGGACAAGGGAGGGCACGGTTATAAGGCCGTCATCATCGACAGTCTCACCGCCCTTCAGAAGATGACGATGCGCTACCTCACTGGGTTCTCGGAGACCGCGGTGCGCGAGATCAAGCAAGGGACGGCACCCGCCGACCAGCGCACCTGGGGCCAGGCGCTTGACATCATGACCGACACCGCGGTTTTCTGGTACGGCCTGGCCGACGGCAACCGTTCCGAGCCGATGCACGTCGTCATGACCGCGCAGGTCAAGATGGTCGAGGACGAGATCAACGGCGGCGTTCGCCGCTCGCCGGACGTCCAGCGCGGCGCCCAGTCGATCATCCGTGCCACGCCGAACTACATCATCTACACCGACGTCGAGGAGGATCTAGACAACACCGGCCGCGACGACGGCCCCTCGCTGAAGCACATCGTCCGCTTCGGCACCGATCCGGAGTACGGGACCAAGGCCCGTATCCCCTACAACCTTCGCGGGAAGGTCCCGTCCGTTCTGGGACGCGACCACCCCGTGACTCTGGAGAAGCTCTCACGCTTCCTCGGAGTGGGCGGAGTCCCGGAGCGTAAGCCCGCCGCCGGCAAGTCGGCCAAGGCCGACGACTGACACCCAGTAACCCAACCACACAGGAGAAATCACCATGGCTCTGACCTTCGACTTCACCAACTACAAGGACACCTCCACCGCCCATGTTCCCGCCGGCACCTATCACGCCGAGGTCTCGGACTTCGAGGAGACGACCTCCAAGGCCGGTAACGTGATGTTCGTCATCTACCTGGAGATCACTGAGGGCGCTCACGCCGGACAGCAGATCATCGACCGACTCCCGCAGACGGAGAAGGCGATGTTCCGCAGCGCTGCCTTCCTCCAGGCCCTCGGAGTCAAGATCGCCAAGAAGAAGATCGCCCTGAACCCGCGCAGCCTCATCGGTCGCCCCGTCGACATCGTCGTGGAGGACGGCGATCCCTACAACGGCAAGGTCAAGTCCGAGGTGCGCGAGTATCTTCGCGCCACTAAGCCTGCGGAGTCCAAGCCCGCCGCTGCCGACCCGATGGCAGACGCTGAGGGGGAGCCCGAGGAGGCCGCGCCGGTCGAGTCGGCACCGGCCGAGGACGGCCCCGTCGAGATTGACGTTGACGCCCTCGACATCGACGATCTGGACCTCTGAGTCCTCTCACTGAGGCGGCCCCGCTTC